AGAAATTAAATGCTTCTACCTCATCTTTTAGTTCTTGTTGAAACGTTGTGTTTAGTTTTTGAATTATAGCATCAAGATCTCTAACCTGTGAGTCAGCTATATTCTGCTGATACTCTTTACTAGGTCTTGTTAATACTTGTACTATCTTTGCCATTACTCTCCTCCACCTGGATCGTATGGATCACTGTATGAAGTATCATCTCCTGGTGTTGACTCACCGCCAGAGTATGTATCAGACTCTCCTGTGTAATCTAAAGTCTTGCCGGTAGCATCTGTTGTTGGCATTGCGAACTGGCCGATACCTTGATTGTAATTAAAAGCAAATTCTCTTGGAGTCATTGTTCTATTTGTAACCGAATCTCTATACCCTCTCATTTTAGCGCCTGTTGTTAAATAGGCTCTTAATTCTGCTTCAGCTTTTTCTTTCTGACTTTTTTGAAAGTCAGAAAGATCTTCTTCGTCTTCAAACTGGTCAATATAGTTTTGATACATTTCTCCTAAATCTCTTGAACCAAAAGCGCTTTCGAAATTCTTACCTGCAAGAACACCTGTTGTAATTTTATTATCTACAACATTAACACCACCAGGTTGATTCACATATTGATAATCCATACCTGGTTTACTTCTACCTAATGGCAAGAACTGTGAACCAATTGCACCTGCTAAAGCAAAAAGAGGATTAGCCGCTCCAGTAAGAAGTTGGCCTGCCCCTAAACCTACATTTGCTCCAGCTTGAAACATTAAAGGACGAGCAACTGTATTTTTTAATATACCTGTAAATCTATTATCTTGTGGCACACCAAGGTTTCTTGCAGCGTTTAGTTCACTTGCAAGAATAGGGTTTGCAGAAAGTGTATTTTGAGCTTGGTCGGTTCCTAGTATTCCTGAATTATCTTGATTAAAAAAATCATTATTAAAATACTCAAAAGCATCTGCAGGAGGTTCACTAGAAACAGGGAAATTGCTAGCTAATTTTTCTGCAGCTAAATTAGCTGTAGAATCTAAAATTGATGTTGGAGAACCTCCACCTAGTAATTCAAATAGTGTTGCCATTATCTTCTACCGTCCGGTTGTATGTCTAATCTAAACGTACCTAGCTTCCAGTCTTGACCAGATCCTGTGTTTGCTACCTTAAGAGCAATTGCTCTTGCTCTTGCTCGTGTGTCTACTTTAGTCGTTGATGAGGTAACTGTAAAGGGTCCTAATGATGAGCTTGAAGCTGTGTCATTTGAATAGTTACGTAAGTTTAAGGTAACTTGTGAGTTACCTGTCTGTGAAATAAAGTCTGGTATAAATCTTCTAATCTTCATAATAAACTCACCATCACCTCTAAGCTCTGCCATAGGGCCAGCACCTCTTTGTACTTTCTGTGTAATATCAAAATCACCAGATATAATATTTGCAGTAATCGCTGTGACCGTTCCTCCTTTAACTTGATCGGTCCCCGTTTCGTGTTGATAGTATGTTGATGTACCATCCGTGTTTCCTTGTACATAAGTCGCGGAACTAGAACCCTCAACACCATCAGCATCGTATTCCAATGCATGAGGTTTACCAAAGACAGCTGAATCCTGCCACGCTGTTCTTGCTAATGTACCAATCGTCCATACAGGTCTTTGTGGTGATGAATCAAAATAATTATAACAAACCATTCTGTTTACTACAGAAGATGTTGATGTTGGATAGAACCACATAATCTCACCAAACAAGTTATTAAGTCCTGCAGATATCATTTGATTACCAGAATCTAAATTAATGTCATCATATACATGATCTTCAACTAAACAGGGTAAAGACTCGAGTGAACCTGCATATTTAAAGAAACCATTCTCTGATAACCAATACGCTGCACCATCTACTTCAACCACTGCATTCTTACCCGCAAGTCCACAGTTTGTACCTGCTTGCTCAAAGGCAAAGGTAAACGGTTGACCTACAAAACGCATCGTGAACAAAGCTGTGTCGGTATAAACATAAATTGCATTTCTACCTCTAATGGCTCCCATGATCCGTGATCCGTCAGCCAGTCTTTGTGTACCTGCTGTATTGGTTGCTGTAGGTGTATAAGTATTAATATCCTCTTGATCGGAGAATCTAACAAACATATCATCTTGTGTAGTCTTTGTACCAATTGTAGTTTCTGTACCAAAGAATACTAAGTGTCGATCTGGTGTAGATACTAGCATGTGTCTTGATGCTGTAGGTGCACCTGTAATAATAGAAGCTCTTGTTGATGTAGCATTCGTAGCGGATGAGTCCCATTCAAAAACCTCACCATTACATATTAATGAAATAGCTTTGTCACCAAAGTTATCTAGTGACCAGAATCCTGGTTCGATAACTAAATCACCTGAGGCTGCTTCACCCCATGCTACAAAGTTCGTTGAACTTGTGACGGTTGCTCCACCAGAGTGTGAAGCGGCTGTTGTATTTCTTACACCTCTCGTTACTCCAGATAAGGTGTTAGATGTAATACCTGTGTAAGATATTTCCTCTGTGCCTATTTGTATAAAGTTTGTACCGGATGACGGAAACTGTGATGCATCGTTTAATGTAATACTTGTTGCCGAGTCTGTAATACCTGAAGCCAGAGTTGTAGAAAAAGCTCCAACTTCTTGACCACCCCATGTTCCGAGAGACCAACCAAAACCTTGTGCCTGTACGTCAGGACCTACGTGATAATAATGTTTAACTCTTATACCACCAGACTCTGATGCCCCGGACCCTGATTCATTAGACGGCATTGTAATCGTAATGGTGTTGGATGCAGGAACCGTTGTAACCATAAATCTTATGTCATCAAAATTTGCTGCTGCAAAATCAGAGTTTGTAATGGATGAGAAGTTGTCTAATAAAACTATGTCTCCTTGTTGAATACCATGGTCACTAGAAAAATTTATCGTTACTGTTGCTGATCCGTTAGTTGTACTAAAAGCATTGGTAAGGGTTGTGGTAGCTTTAATTGGGTGTATGTCGTAAAACACACCACCTGAATAAGCGTATAAAATTCTGTTTGTTCCTATAATTGAGAACTTCTGACCAGCACTATTAGTAAACTGGTGTAATCCTCTAGCTGCACCTGTTACGTTGTCCGCACCTAATTGTTTCCAACCCCCTATTTTTTCAGGAAGTTGATATCTAAAACGAACATTATCACAGTCTACCCACTGAGCCTCTCCACCCGTAGCAGTGACCTGTTTATTTATTCCTGGTAAAAAAGATACCTTCTGTAACATAGAACTCCAGATTATATTAGATTGCGTTGATGTTCAACGTTATTTGACTATTCCTAGCATAGGTCTTTTATCATACAAATTAGACTTTGCAAACCTTCCGTCTGCATGATTATAGTGTAGGAATACTTGACCACATAATTGACCCTGAAAAGGCTCTCTCCAATGCTCTAATTCACAACCAGAGTAAATAAGCATATCTCCTGGTTTTAGGTCTACTTTTATACCCTTAGGTGCTCCAGGCTTATGTATGTTCTTATACTCGTCTATGACGTTGTCAGACCCCGTAGGATCGATAAATATAGGCCATGCATCTCCACCTAAACATAGTGTAGTAGATATCTCACAACTAGGTCTATCTTTGTGTCTTTTAAGGATATTACCGCTTCTATAGAGTCTTGTGTATGAATACGTTGGTACTAATTTAAGCCCTGTCTTCTTCTGCATTACAGCTATAGTTTTAACAAGTAATGTCTCCATTAACCTATCACCATATTTAGCGTAAGAGTTTGGAACCTGTGCATCATTAAAATTACCAATAAGTTTATTACCTGCATGGGTCACACCATTATTTAACATCCAATGATCTGCCTCAGCTGATATCTGTAGATACCTATAGGCTATGTCTGCTACTTCTTTTGATATAGCACCACGTATAACCTGATATTTATTTTTCTTAAAACTCATATTTGTATAAAATTATAAGACACAGATATTCTCCAGTTCTTCTCGCCTTTATCTGTATTCATATTTATATCAACACCATGGGGAAGCCAAGATGGAAAAAAGATCATACGTCCTTCCATGGGTTCATAAGCACATACTCTCCATAATTGTTCGGGTAGATTATCTACCCTTCTAGGCATATATGTATTCGGTCCTGGTCTAGGATCTTCTAAAAATAGTTTACCTGAGTTCTTTGGCACTTTGATATAATATACACCTGACCACATAGAGTTAGGATGTGTATGTGTTTTATTATAAGAGTATGTTGGATTAATATTAGCCCACATATTACCAAGTCCTAGTTTACCTGTAATACCAAAATCTTTGTTACATTCATAAGCCATTTTAAATAGTTCATCGATAAGAGGCTTATATTCTTTTCTCTTATCCATATCTGTTTTACTATGCCAGCCAAAACCAGAGTTTGTTTTCTTTTCTCCTTCAGGATCTGCTTTACGCCACTTCTTTATTTCTTTGAATAGATATTTATTGAGCTCTTTAGCGTTAGGTATATCTTTGAAATAAACAGCAGTTGGAAATAATATCTTTCTTTGGAGTTGGCTCATTTAAATGGCGGTCCTCCAAACCACATCACTAAAGATTTTCTTACACCTTTTTTAACTGGTGCAACTTTGTGTCTTAAGAATGATGCAAAGAATATAGCTTGTCCTTGTTTTAAGG